AAGAGTTGCAGATGTCCATGCGCCAACTGGATAAACAGCAACAGCAAATGTATCATTAGTGTCATCTGTGTACTCATACAAATAGATTGTAGCTAATTGTTGAATAGTTTGTACAGCTACATTCAATTGAGTTGTAGTCAATGCACCATCAAATGTGACAGTGAAAAAGTCTAACTTAGGACCTTGAGGTTGAACTGTTGCGGCTGAAGTAACAGCGTTAACACCAGAGTTTGTGTAAGCTGGGCTATCGTAGTTAATAACCGGTAGATAGTCACCGTTTGTGCGTGTAAATTGTGCCATGATAAAATTCCTTTAAGTTTGTGAGCATGTAGCTCTACACTTATTTATGCCTGGAACAAAAAAATATCGGTTTTGACTTATCTTCCGGCAAGATTTTGGCGACTAAAACCCATTCTGTCAACAAATTTTAAGCCATTTGCAACGAAACCCTCATGTGTCTCAGTACCGTCTTGTAGATAGCCTTTGACCGGGCTAACTTCTGCCGCTTTGTTAAGCTGGTTAACAATAGACATTTTAAGCTTGTACACTTCAGCCCAAATAGTAAAAGCACCAATAATAGCATTTTTATTCTGATTTAAATGTTCTACAATCTTAGCTTTCATTTTATCTGTCATTGGTCTAGCTTCTACAAAATCCATGAACCCACTAGCTAGATTGTTCAAGTCACCTGCAACAATCTTCTTATTAATGTAAACTGTAAACAACTGATTAAATGTGTTACGTGCTTGTGGAGCGGTGTCCATCAGATTGTCAACACTAGGTCCATACTTCTGAATAGCAGATTGCACGTTTTTAACTAACTTACCATCTACTTTAATTTTAGGTGCCGTTGGCATAGCACTAGGCACAATAGCTACATCACTATTGTTTTGTAATTGTCCAATAGTTCCGTCTAAGCTAGTAGCTTGGTCAGTTGTAGGACTATCAGGCGCAATGTATTGATGTACTGCAATACCTGCACGTTTACCGCCAATCAATTTACCAATGTCACTATCAACATTTACTTTGTAGGTAATCCCGTTAGGATTAGCTTTAAATACATAGCTGCCGTTTTGATCCTTTAAAGGTTGATGGAATAATAAATCACCCCAATAATAACCTTTACTTCTGTCTGCTTTTGCTAGACCAGGCCATATTTCAGCAATGATAGGCCATAAACTTGCACGGTCTACCCCACGTGCTTTGTCATATTCAACAAACTGTTCAGGACTGAATACTTGACGACCCGTGCCGTCTTTCTTATTGAACATATGTTTATCCATAATACTGAATTTACCATTGCTGTCACGCCCAAAAATCAATGCAGGATATCCATCCCACTTAATAGTAACAGTCTTTGGATTTTTTGCAGTAGCAATAGTTGATTGTAACGCACGTGTAGCACCGGCACTACCCCCTAAAAAGATTAAATCTTCAGGATGATCTAAGTGACCTTTATCCTCATTAATAGATAATTTGTCTAGTTTAGTTTTAAGTAGTGCTAGTGCTTCGGATAGGTTCATAGCTGTTCTTTGTCGCTGTTCTTCTTTAAGGATTTAGAGAACTTTCCCTGGTCACGTGCTTTAATCGCTCCAAGTAGTTTTCTCTCTAGGATTTGAGCCTGTTCTTCAGGAAAATTCCTATTAATCATTTCCAGTAAATTAATAGCACTGGTTATGATATTGTGGGCCCTACTCTCAATAATGTGACTTGTATCACGATTATTGCCGATTGCTTCCAATTCCTGCAGGAGGCTGCGAGTTTGTTTTTGCATATAATTATCCTACTTGTATTTATGCGTTTTAGTGATAATTATTTCTTTAAGTCCCGTAACAAGGCGTTAAGCTTAGAACCCTGCACATCTGCTACAATGCGCTTGGTTTGCGGTTCTAGTATTTCACCAGTCGTTTGATCAATGATGGGATCGGTTGAAGCTAATGTACTTTGTGTCTTTAAATAACTCATTATATCATTAGGACTGGGTTTAGGTCTGTAACTAGTTTCTTCTTCAGGATTAGGGTCTGTAATACGCATTGTGTTAATGTCATACTCTAAGTCAATCTTAGCTCCTACACCCGTTGAACTACGTGATTTCATACATTGTATTTGATACTTGCCTCGCTCTTTCATAGCACGACTCGTAAAGATGCCGAACACATTATCTGCTGTATTAATCTTACTAATACCACCAGCAATGTGACTATGGTCAAACTCAATCTCATCGACAGCACTACGATTCAACTGTGAGGCAGTAACCATTAAGATGCCCATCTCTTTTGCAAGATTACGCAATTCTTCAGCAACATACTTGTCTTTAATGAACTGGTCGTTAGGATTAACTTTAACAGAGACTGGCATGACTAGATCCAAATAGTCAATCATTACAAAGTCAATATTGATACCTGTTTGAATCTGCACTTCTTTTAAGTAAGCACGAATATCATTCACATTACTTTGTGCTGGCAAACCCTTAACACGATATTTACCAGACTTCTTACCAACCATCTTAACTTTGAGTTCGGCACTACTAATATCTTTACGAATCTCTTTTGTTCCCATTTGTGTTAACATAGCATCTGTACGCAATGATGTTAATTCTTCACTCAACTCAAGTGTAACATAAACACCACTCATCCCTGCTTGTAACCAATTCAATGCTATGTTCATCATAACAAGAGATTTGCCTGAACCAGAACCACCGGCAAAGATGTTAAGTTCACCTCGACTGAAACCACCATACAATATTTTATCAACTTGAGGCCAGCCTGTACTAACTTGTCCACCACTGTTAAAGTATTTGTTAATACGTGCCGCCGGGTCTGCAAAGTAATCTGTACCCATGTCTTTTTGTAGGCAAATCTGTACTGCATCTTTAATTAGTTTCTCAACTGGACTAAAGTCTCCTTCATCTAAGAACTTTACTGCTTTCAAAATTGCTCGTTCTAGTTCTTGACGTTTAGTGAAAGATTCAAATTCTTCAAAGAACCAGTCATAGTGACCAGTAGTAAGATTTGAAATAGGTTCAATGTCCTGTCCTGTCACAGCTTTAATTTGTACTGGATCGGGCAAGATGTTGAATTTAGTTGTATGCTCTTTGTAGAATTCTGCGACTGGTCTTAATGACTTATCAAAGTTCTCAGAGTTCATAATGTTCATAACTCTAGTGTACAATGATGCGTTAGTAATCATCATTTGCAGAAACAACTTCTGCATCTCAACCGTGTATTCTTTTTGGTCAGATTGTTTTTTCAATTTTATTCCTTTGTATTTCTATTTTAATTTTACTCATTGTAGCATTTTGCAAGATGCTTAATAGAGTGGGTAACTTACCATATTTTACTACGGCATCGTTAACATCCTTAATACCCGGTTCCCAATTAGGCAAACTAACGCTGTAGCCTAATTCTAGTGCCCTCTCGCACATTTTTAGTCCTGATTCATCTCTGTCTGGTACCAGAATAATTTGCTTATTTAATGACGATAATAATTGTGCTTGTTCATTATTAATATCATTATGCATTACTGCGACACCGTCAATGCTTAATGCATCAAAAATACCTTCAGTTAAAATACACACTTGCCATTCAGGCTTTTGAATATCAATATTGAACACGTATCCATGTTGTTGCTCATTGATATACTTGGGTATTTTATTGTCTAAGAATCTGCTTGTGTGACCTACAATTTTGTTGTTGTAAGTGTATGGGATGATTATTCTATTAGCGTAACGACCTTTTGCAGTAGGTGTTATTAAGAACGGATACTCATAATAATTTATCATCCTTGCTTGCAGATAATCAACGTACTCTTTGTGCAGTGGGTTATTTTCATCAATTAACTCACCGTTAGGCAACTGATGGTCATCAAATTTAATTTTTACTTTTTGTTTTTTAGGTATGATGAAGTCGAGCAAATCACGTTGCTCTAAACTTTCTAAATTCCATCGTTGAATCTGTGTGTCATCAATACCACACCATAATAATAGTTGACGAGTTTTGTAAGAAATAGTCCTGCCTAATACAAAATTACATTTGTAATTGCAATTGAAACAATGATATGACCAATTAGTTTGACCATCAAACTTAATGCCACCTCGGCTTCGTGTATCGGATTTATGCCCATTGTGGTGACAGCACACAGCATTAAAACTATGCCAGCCACTACCAGTGGTTTTTTTCTTACCGGGAATAATAGATAGAATATCGAACATTACACTTAGTGTAACATATTCTGACGCAATTTACAACAACTATGGTTGTTTATCTTACCAATATGTTGGCTACGTTTCCTACGTTACTGTCAAATTCCATTCGGATATAAGGATGATACCCATGAATCACATACCCTTTTGTATCAGATACATTGTCATATGAGGCTGTTGTTATTTCATACCAATCACCATCTACAATTGTAGATCCTTGCACCGCTACACAACCATAATAATCACTAAACTGTGCTTGCAATGTTATTACTGGATTATCATTTGTTGTAATTACACTAGTGTAATAAATCAATGCATTACTATTAACATTGGCATTAGTTGTATTCGGGAACAACTGTCCTGTAGGAATTGTAACAGTTTCAGAAGGGATGAAGCTTGGTAAAATACTATTAACAATGTTCATGTCACCGCGAGCACCTGCATTTTGGTCAACGAATACGGGGAAATCAAACTCACCTACCGGAATCTCTAATGAGTAGTAGCACTTTTGCGGATCAATGTCTTCAATGTCAGCAGGACCTAATATCAAGGCTGCAATGCCTGTAACTGGCAATTGTAATGTTAGTGCTTTGTTTAATAGTATTTCACCGCCGGTATAATTAATCAACCTACATGTAATAGACTTACCAGTAATGTCTACCGGTTTTTGTTCCTGATTTAAGAACTGGAACTGGATCATATTGTCTACACCTTTGTGTAGGGTCAATGGCTTGGCATACTGAGGCATATAACTCCTTGGCGAATATCCTGATAATAACACAACGATTTGACGCTGTGTGTAAATGAAAACTTGGGTTGAGTACACAAATGTAATCTCCTATTGTGTATTTAGTCGTCCATAAATATTAATTTATTAACCATTTTATTCAACCGATAAATATGACGAGAATATTAATTAATGATACAAAACGAGTTCTTTAAACGCCTAAGCGAAAATCATCCTTTTATTACTATCTGTTCCTATGCAAACCAAGACTATGTTGGAATTGTGCAGAACAGAGATGATGTTGTAACCACAATTTATGACTACGGTTCTATTATTGATGATAGTGTTAAAGAGAAATTCTTAGAATTAGGAGATATTTGGTGGTGGGAAAGCAATAGACTAATACCTATCAATTTATTTTTAAAAGATGAGTGGGGTATTTTCAAACCCTATTTGAGGACTTTTAACAA